CGACATTTCTAAATGGCTAGAACACGACATTTCTATAAAGCTACTACACCTTTGTGGTTGATAATTTATCGCTCGTCAAGTCCTCACTAACGCACCTGTCAGGCGATTGAAACCCGCGTGTACAGGCGATTCAAGGCGTTAGTGAGCAGGCGAAAAACCGCCGTAAATGTTTCTTTCACTTCTCGTCTTTTTTGTTCTTCTTCGGCGAGTATTAACAGCGCATCGCCGAGTGGAATGCTTGCCGCCTGCGCGAGTATTACCGCGCTTCTATAGTCAGGTAGAGCTTTGGCTTTCGTGTATCGGTCAAGCGACGATTGCGATATGCCAAGATCCTTGGCCGCACGGTTAACCGTTCTGCCATCCAAAGCCCGGTCTATCAGGTCTTCATAGTTCATAGCGAATCCTCATAACATTGATTACCCCGCACAGGGTAACATCTGATCACGAATTACCCTTATTGGGGTTACTCTTGTTCGGGTAATGCGCAGTCTATCCAGGGTTGTCCGAAAGGTAAACCCAGTGGACGTGGAGCGGTCCGGAAGGACCTACGGCCAAAAGCGGCTCTACCGAAACGATCTGAGGTGACGGTGGCTAAATCTGAGAGTGATTACAGGACGCTGGACCTGTTCGACGGTCGGGTGTCGTCGCCCCGGCGGGTAATGCCTGCGGACGTGCGACGCGTTCCGCGTGCTGCGGTGCGTGTCGAGTTTGAATTGGAGTTGTGCGCGTGGTGCGGTGTTGACCGCGCTGGCGGTTGTGGGGCGTGTAGTGATCTGAAGTATCGGACGCGTTAAGCGTTTCTGGCGGCGGCTGGTCTGCTGTTGTTAATTGCCCTGAATGGGCTTATCCCGTGCGTATAGCACTACTAAATACAGGTGGTTGATATGAATAAGCAAAAGCTCACGATTCTCGATGTCGCTCATCGTTCCGGTACTTCGAAGCGGACGGGCAATGCATGGGCGATCCATGAAGCGCAATGCATTCTGGAACAGGAGAGCGCGGAGGGCCGAAGCATAGTTGTCGGCACGATCAATCTGCCTGATGTGTTGAAGGATGCCGCGCCGGGTGATTACCTCGCGGAATTTTCGTTCTTCAAATCGATGGAGGGGAAGCTGGAGCCGCGCGTGGTTTCGCTGGTGCCTTTCGGCATGTCCGGGGCGAAGGCAAAGCCGGGTGCCGGTGTGGGGGCGTAATGGTCATGGTGGCTTGCTGCGGCTGTCAGGCGTGTGTGTTTTTCCGTGTGCGTAGGCGTTGCCTGGTATCGGCGCTCGGTGTAGGTGATGGAGTGGTGGCTGCGGCGAGCCTGTTCGCGTTGGGTGGTCTTGGTGGGGAGTGGTAATGGAGAGTCTTCCTCCTGATGCGGTGAACGGCGTCACGTTGCAGCTGACGTTGTTGAATGTGCTGTTCGCTGTCTATCTGGTCTGCAAGGGTTTGGCGTTTGCGACGGCGGTGTTTATGCGTCGTGATCCGCCGAAGAAGTCGATCCGTTCGAAGCTGGCCCGGTCGGACGAATCCTAATTAACGGGCCGTGTTTTGACCTGAGAGGGTAGTGCAATGAAGAACCTGAAAGCGCGTTTGGCCGTCGTCGTCGCAGGTGCGGCTGCATCAACTGGTGCGTTTGCTCAAGCGTCGGGCGTCGATGTCACGTCGACGGTTACGTCGATCAATAACGTGGTGCCGTCGATTGTTGCCATCGGTGGCGCGGTGCTGGCGGTGGTCGTGGTGGCGTGGGGTTATCGGGTCGTAAAGGGCTTCCTCGGTCGTTGATTGGCTGCGGATAGCCCTCGGTGTGTTTAAGGCGTCTGGGCAACCGGACGCCTTTTTTTTGGTGGGGGCGTTATGGCGGTGGCGGCGATTGTGTGCGGGCCGGGTGGTGTGGATGGGGTGACGTATGCGCAGGTAGGCGGGCAGCAGATCGGGTGTGGTACGGATTCACAAGGTAACGCGCTGTTTTTGCAGGTTTCGACGTTGAGCAGTGATGCGCCGGTTGAGGGTGGCGCGGGTGTGGGGCTGGAGATCGGCGGGGCGGTGTTTGGGGTGCTGGCGGTTGCGTGGTCGGTTCGTGTGATTCGCGATTTCATCAACAATTCCGGGGGTGAGGCATGACGTGGTTTTACATTGAGGCGGTAACTGTAATTGCGACTTGCTGGGGTGCGGCGTGGATCATCTTTTCGTGAGGCGCTGGTCGCGTCGGGTCGTGGTTCCGGTGCTTGTGTTGTGCGTGGCGGGGCAGGCCGAGGCGGGAACCGTGTTGATTTTTGATGGTAACGGGAATATTACCGGGTCGTATGTCGATTCGACGACGCCGTACAGCTACGGAAAGATTCAGACTGAGACTTCCGGTCTTCTTTATCGGCGTATGGAGTCGATGGGTTTTGAGCCGTCGAGCTCGCAGGCGGTGGCGACGATTGAAGCGGTTGAACAGGTCACGGTGAGTGCGGCGGATGGGGCGCGGGCGGGGTTCGCGGGTGGTTGGGTCGGTGTGGTGGTCGGGGCGGTGATTGGTGGGATTGTTTCGACGGCTATTGGCTTGGGTGTTGATAAGTTGTGGTCGTGGCTGTTTCCGACGTCGGTTTCTAATCCTCAGGTGGTGGTGACGACGACAGGTGCGGTTCAGACGCCGAGTCAGTATTTCTCTGTTGTTCGTGAGTGGCCGGATCATTGCGGTAATTCCAGTTATGAGAAGGATTTTTGGACCGACATTGATGCGGCGACGGCTTACGTCGGGGCGAATAGTGGATCGGGGGGTACTAGCGCGGTGTGTTATCACGCGACTACTTATGTGTCTGACTCCACGCCGGTTTGTGACGGTAGCGGGCACTGCACCACTCAGCAGAGTTACCCGGGTCAGACGCCGGGGACGCTTTCTATTTTGTTGAACGTTAAGGATGGGACGCCGCCGAATATTCAGGATCCCGGTGCTTTGCTTGGTACGTCAACTTCGTTGACTGAGGATGTGTCGCAGGCTGTTTCAAGTGCGCCGTCGTCCGAGCTTTCGGAGGCGATCAATCCTGAGTTGGTGGCGGATACGGCGGACGCGTTGTGGCAGTTGGCGTCGGAACAGTCGGGCTATACAGGCGTGCCGTATGACCCGGCGAACCCGATTACGGCGGACGATGCGACGGCGTGGCAGAGCGCTAATCCGACCTATACCGGGACTGTCTCTGATGGTCTCGGGACGGGTACGGGTGCGGGTACGGCGGGTACGACGGTGGGGGGTACGTCGGTGGGTGGTTCTCTGGGTTCGTTGCCGGTGAGCGGTCAGCCCGGTTCGAGTGATCCCGTTACGGCGGGTACGGGTACTGGCACCGGTACGGGTACTGGAACGGGTACAGGCACTGGAACGGGTACAGGTACTGGAACGGGTACAGGTACTGATCCGGCGAGCGGTACGACGGGTACGGGAACTGGCACAGGTACGGGTACTGGAACGGGTACGGGTACTGATCCGGCGAGCGGTACGACGGGCACCAGTGACCCGTGCGCGATTGATCCGAGTGCGTCCGCGTGTGCGGCGTTGGGGACGCCTCCCGCTGCGGCGCCGATACCGTCGAGTTCGGCCGACGTGTCGATGAGTCCGTGGAGCGTTGGCGCGTCCGATGGTGTGTGTCCTGCTGACCTGTTGGTGGATGTGTTCGGCACGCAACTCGCGTTTTCGTTCGGGCCGGTGTGTACGGTCGCGCAGAAGTTGCGCCCTATCGTGCTGGCGTTGTGTGCGCTGGCGGCTGCTTTTATCGTTGCTATGGGGGTGTCGGCATGAGGATGCTTTTCGTTTCCGTGGTCGTGATGTCGGTGTTTTTCGGCTACATGTATGCGTCCGCGGTGGGGAGCGTCGCACGGGCCAATGATGCGGTTGATCTGATGGTTGAGAGGTACGTGCGATGACGTGGGCGGTGTGGCTGCTCGGGCTGGTTCAGCCGTTGATTGTCCAGGCGCTGATAGCGCTGGGCGTGGGTGTGCTGACCGTGACGGGGATTGATCTGGCGGTCAATCAGGCGGTGCAGTGGTTGACGACGGCGGTTGGGGGGCTGGGTGCCGATCTGGCAAACGTGCTTGCGATGGGTGGTCTGTTTCAGGGTATCGGTTATATCGGCGGGGCGATTTCGGCGCGGGTGGCGATGGCGGGCGCGTCGAGCATCAAGAAGTTTTTTATCAAGTGATAGGGGGCGGTTTGTGATCACGCTGATAACGGGGACGCCCGGGAGTGGGAAGACGCTGTACGCGATCTGGTCGTTGGTCAGGGAGGTGAAGGCCGGTCGTCGGGTCGTGGTTGACGGTATCCCGAATCTCGCGATTGACCATGAGTTGGTCGATGAGGTTTGGGTGCGTCGTTGGTTTGACCATGTACAGCCGAATGACATTGTGGTTGTGGATGAGGTTCAGCGGATCTGGCCGCCTGTGTCTGCGAGTGTGAAGGCAACTGAAGATATCGAGTGGTTGCACAAGCATCGTCACAAGGGGGTTGATTTTGTGGTGATTACCCAGCATCCGAATCGGATGAACAAGACGATTCGTGATCTGGTCGGGCGTCATGTGCATGTGAGGCGGTTGTTCGGTCTGAAGCAGGCGATGGTGTACGAGTGGGATCACTGTCATAACCCTAATTCGGGCTTTCGTGATGCGGTCAAAACGCGTTGGAGTTACCCGAAAAAGGTGTTTGATCTGTACACCAGTTCGGAGCTGCACACGAAACAGAAGGCGGTGATTCCGAAGGCGTTGTTTATCGCTCCGTTGGCGTTGGTCGTGGCGGTGTATCTCGGGTGGCGTGGGTTTAAGTCGGTGTCGGGTGCGTTCGGTGTCCAGGCGGTAAAGGTGGCGTCTGTCGCGGGGGCGGGCGGTGCTTCGGGGGTGGCTGCGTCCGGTTTGGCTGCGTCGGCTGGTGATGCGGGGAAGGAGAAGCCTTCGACACGTTGGCGGGTAGCGGGGCGGTATGCGGTCGATGGGCGTGGTTATGTGTTGCTGGCCGATTCGGAAGGGCATTTTCGTAGTGAGTTGGGTGAGGGGTTCAAGGGCGAAGAGTTGCGGCTAGCTGGTGTCGTCGAAGGTGAGCGGGTGGCGGTGTGGTCGGGTGCTGTGGCGGCGGATAACGATAAGACGGTCGGGGTAGCGAAATGAAACGGGCTTTCGGGGTGTGCGTGCTGCTGGTGGCACGGTTTGCGTGTGCTGCGGATCTGGTGCCGCCGTTGCCGACCTTGCCGGCTGGTGGGGCGGTGGCTTCGGTGTCGTCGCCGGTGGGGGCGCTTGGGCCGTTGCCGCGTGTGCGGGGCGGGGCGTTTGATCTGCGGTTCGTGAACGTGGGGCAGCTGGTGGACCTGTTGTATGGCGAGGCCATGCACGTTCCTCACGTGATCAGTTCGGAAGTGTTGCAGGACACGCGGTTGGTGTCGTTTCAATACGACGGGAAGGGCGAGGATCTGCACGCGTTCGTGAAGGTGTTTCTTGATTCGCAGGGGTTCAAGGTCGAGACACGCGACGGCGTTGATTTTGTGATGGTCAAGCCACCGGAAGAGAGGAAGGAGCCCGAGCTGGAGACGTTTGTGTATAGGCCGCGTTTCAGGACGGCGGGTTACTTGGCCAAGGTGGTGCAGCCGTTGTTTTCAGGCCGCCTGAGTGCTTCGGCGTCGCTGGGGGCTGGTGTGGTGCCGCCGGTGCCGGTGGCGGCTCCTGTGGGGGCTTCTGGTGTGGCGGTGAATGGTGTTGCGCCGATGGGGGCGGTTCAGCCTGTGAGGGCGTCGCAGTCGCATGTGTCGTCTGCGGACGATGAGCTGGTGTTCTCGGGTTCGGCTTCGGAGTTGCGCGATTTGGAGCGGTTGCTGCCGGAGCTGGATCGCGCGGCGGGTGAGGTGGTCGTGCGGGGCTGGGTGTATGAGGTCACGACGGACTCTGAGCAGAATTCCGCGTTCTCGATCGCGGCCAATATTCTCACGGGCATTGGCGGCAAGTTGTCGGCGTCGAACGGGCCAACGGATGCGGATGCAACGGCGTTGCGCTTTACGAGTAACTACCTGAGTTTTGCGATTTCTGCCATGAATGCCGATACGCGATTCAAGCAGGTGAGCGATCCGCATGTGCGCGTGCTGTCGGGGGAGAGTGTGAGGCTTAACGTAGGGTCGCAGGTGCCGACGTTGGGGAGTATCAGCTATCAGGGGGCGAGCGGAACGCCGGTGCAGTCGGTCGAGTATCAGGATGCTGGTTTGATATTTGATGTGCAGCCTACGGTGATGGCTGACGCGATTCAGGTGCAGCTGCAGGAGCAGATGTCGAGTTTTGTAGCGACGACGAACGGCGTGAATAATTCGCCGACGAAGAACACGCGCCAGATGCAGACGACGGTGAGCATGAAAGATGGCGAGGTGATCGTGCTCGGCGGGCTGAAGCAGGATACCGATTCATCGTCCGTGAACAGTCCAGGCTGGTTGCCGAAGTTTTTCGATGGACACGGGGCGTCGAAGCAGCACACGGACGTTCTGCTGGTGTTGCAGGTCGAGCGGGTCTAGGCGCGGTGTTTGTCAGGCGTCTAGCGTCGGGAGTGTCCGGGCGCTGCATGCAGCGATGGTAGAGCGGGGACGATTCCACGGGAGTTGTGGCGGTTGTCGCGCGGCTTAGCGCGGCCTCCCGGACCGAGCAGCGGGTATCGGCGCTGAGGTGGAACGTAGGCAGGGGCGGTGAGCGCGACCGCCCCTCACTGCAAAACCGGTTTGTTGGGCGTGTCGCCGCTATTGCGGCCTGTTTCGGGCGCGTGGTGGGGTGCGCGGTGGTGTCCTGGGTTTGGGTGGGGCGCGGGGGCTCGCCGGCTTCGGCGAGCCGCAGGCCGCAGAGGCCGGCGCGCGCAGCGCGCCCTAAACTTGAATCAGGGACACTTAACGTACAGCCAACGCTGACAAGGCTTTTCGGCAGTGACAGTTTGTTGTTCGGGTGGGTTCGGTGAAGGCGTCGAGCCAAAAAGAAAAGGCCCCGGTTGTTCGCAGCAACCGGGGCCCGTACAGCCAGCATTACAAGGGATATTTGCAATGCCTGATGACATTGTAGGGGATTTTTCGGCGTTCCGTCGCGAGTGGGTCGTACGCGGTCGCAACTTCGGCGATGGGCAGGTTGAGATTACGGCTACGCGTTTCGATCGCTACCTGGGCGCGCAGCGGCTTAGCCTGATGCCCAGGGCGAAGCGCGGCGAATCTGAAAACACTGAAGACAATTTGATGGACGCGGCGAAGCGCGCAAAGCAGCAGGTGCGTTTGCGATGCAAGGCAATCGGCTGTGACCGGATGATCACGCTCACTTACCGCGAAAACATGCTCGACAAGGCGCGGTTAAAACGTGACTTCGATGCGCTCAGACGTCGCCTGTCACGGCTTGGTGACTTCCATTACGTGGCGGTGGCTGAGCAGCAGCAACGCGGGGCGTGGCACCTTCACGTTGCCGTGCGTGGCCGCCAGAATTATCGGGTGTTGCGTTCGATCTGGCAGAGCATCGTCGGTGCGGATAACGGCAATATTCATGTGCGCAATCCGTTCCGCGAGAAAGGCCTGCGGCACAAGCTGGCGGGCTATTTGGCGAAGTACATAACGAAGGACTTCGCGGCGCACCAGCTGAACGAAAAACGCTATTGGACAAGTCGCGGCATCGTCGTGCCGGAGCGTATGCCGATTGATCATATTGAGAGTGATGACGCTGCCCAGGCGTTGAAGATCGCCTTTGACGCTGCGCGACGCGTCGGCGCGCCGCTCGACCGGTGTCAGGTGTTCTGGCGGCAGGAACTGGGCGTGTTCTGGTTATCGACTCGAGAGCTGGCGTAGCTGCGCGATGCTCATATTGGCTGTCGTTGGCGGCTGGCTGCTGGCGCGGGTCGATTGTCTCCAGCTGGTCGAATGGCCGCGTGACACCCATCTGGTCGAGTTTGAGCTCGTGCTCAAGCTGCTGTAGCCGCAGCACTGCGACGGCCCATGGCGGGATGGGCTTGTTGCCGGCGAGCCAGTCGCGGATAGTGCGTTCGGTGCGGTTGAGGGTCCGTTTCAGGTAGCGCATTGGATAGCTGGCGGCGTAGTACGCAAATTCACGCGGCGACGCGCAGTTGTGGCGGGTCAGGATTCTTTTGGTATGTGGAGTCATGGTCACCTCGAAAGGTCGCCATTCTGTTTGGCGGTCGTAAAAAAAAGCCGCGCGAAGGCGGCTTTTCGTTCCGTTTTGCGAAGTGAGGATTCGACTTACATATATCTTTCATCAGCCATCTGATATACGTCTGATGATTGATAATTTATCTTATGTCAAATTGATGGTCCGTATTCGCTCGTTCCTGCGTACAGCCAAAGCAGCGTTTTTCACGACACGCCTTCGACCGGCAGCAGGCTAGAAAATCCAGAATTTCGCGCTTTCCAACGCCTGCTTCCAGCAGGCGTTTTTTTTGAGCCTCGATCTTACGATAAACGCGCCGACGACGCGCGTCATGCATACCTCGCCGCGTATTACGGATGATCCAGTATAGATTGCGTATCTCGCCGACAATGACCATGAAGTCGCCAGCAGAAATCGCCTCACGTGGCCAAAGCTCCAATTGCTGCACACCGCTCCCGAGAGGTTGTAAATATATACTTACGTCAGTGCAGAGGAAAAACCTAAGCAGCGCACGCGAAGCAATCCCCTGGAATGCGAAGACAATAAAAAGGCGGCTTTGCAGTGAGGGGTTGACTCGATCACCAGCAACGCCTCACGGCCAGCCTCAACGCCGATACCCGCTACTCGGTCCGGCCAGCCGCGCTGAGCCGCGCGATAACCACCACAACTACCGCAGAACCGCCGCAGCCGTACCAGTGACGCTGATCACGTGCCGGACACTCCTGACGCTAGACTCCCGAGCTACAATCGCAAGCGCAATCGAAGCGGCCAAATCGGAGCAGCCATGCACAATAACAATCGCGATAGCGACGCACGCCCCACGCCCCACATGCACAAGCCCCGCCCGTGGCAACACCCTGTGTACCTCGCCGCGTGGGAACACTTACCATACGGACTACAGATCCGATTGATTGAACTCGAAGCACGGCTGGACAACACTTTCCGGCGGCGCTTGCGCGTTAAGCGACGAGCCGGCTTGAATGGCCTTCAGCAAGCCGTGCTGCTCGCGCTCATTGGTGCTGCTGTACGGGGGCTGATCTACCTTCTACACCAGACGCATTAGTACTTATAGCTTTTGCACCTGCAAGATCAGCACAACCTCTGTACGTCCCTTCGACTTCGAACGCCCATCCAGAAACGACGGCAACCAACGCTGACTGTCACCCGCAACCGTCGACTGGTCCTGCACCAACCCGCCAAGCACAATCACCTCGCCATCCTTCAGATCGGCCACGGTTTGCAACGACCGGGTGTTCTTCGTCGGAGACGAATTCACGCCCGTCGTCGTGTTCACAAAACTTGACAACTCCTCATCGACATTAAGCTCGATCGTGTCGCGCATCACGGTCGGCGTAACGTTGAAAATCACCCCCGCGTCCTGATACTCGACCGACTGAACCGGCGTCCCGCTAGTGCCCTGATAGCTCACACTGCCGACCGTTGGCACCTGCTGCCCGACATTGAGCCTCACCGCCTGCCCCGACACAACACGAACATGCGGCGACGAAACCTCATGAAACCGGCTGTTCGACTGAAGCGCCGATATCGCCAACGTCAGACTTGACGCACTCAACTGGAAGGCGTTCGGATCGGTCGAGGCCGACCCCGCGCCAAAACCAAGCGACCCGCCGAACGCCTTAACAGCCAGGCTGAAGCCCGAGTTTTCAGTATCCGTATCGTCAACCTCGTAGGCCCACCCGCGAACAACAACCTCACCTGCTGCAGTGTCCAGCTCCTGCAGCACCTTGCGCGCGCGCTCCAGCTCCTCCGACGAACCCTCTAACACGAGCTGGTCCGTTGACTGATCGATCCTCCCCGCGGCTGACGTAGCAGGCACAGCAGACGCCACCTTGTCACCCGGCGCGGCAGCAACCGCCCCATCGGACGCCACCTTGGCACTAATCAACGGCTGCACGAGGCGAGCCAGATAGTCCGCACGCCGGAACCGAGGCACATACACCAACACACGCTGATCGCGCTGCGCCTCCCCCTTACCCTTGCTGACAAACGACACACCACCGCGCTCAACCACCTGATACCCAAGCGACTCAAGAAACGCCGCAGCAAACCCCCGAACATCACCGTCCGAACGGTCATAACGGAACGACACCGGGCGATCATCCGCCAGCACATCCGGCGAAACCACATAAGGCGCATCCAGCATTTCCGCATAGATAAGGTCCACAACCTGAGCCACCGGCACAAACCGCAGATCAACATGCGCACCCTTCGGCTTAGGCAAAGCAGCCATACGCACTGGCAACGGCACCCCTCCGACCGACGACGGCACAGGCAACGGAGGCAGCGACGGCAACGGCGGCACCGACTCGGCCCGCGACACCAGCGACACCACCAGCAGCAACCACAGAGCGCGCCTCACTTCGCCCCCCCCGGCAGCGCACCACCAAGCGACGGCATCGCCGGCGCCGCCGACACAGCCGGATCGGCAGGACCAGACCACATCGTCACTCGCTTACCGTCAACCTCACCCACGCTCGCGATACCCGCGCCCACAAACACCGAAGGCGACTCCACCCGAAGCCGCCCCTTTTCACCGACAAGCACCACATACGACACGCCACGCACCGTATAACGACCGACCTCGCGCCACCCCTCAGAAAAGGCAGGCACGGACGCACCAGCGGCAGCAGCCGCCCCGACATGAACCGCACCACCGCCACCAGCCCGAGAAGCAGCAGCCGACGAAACGGCGACCCCACCGGCCTTACCCGCGCCATGATGAAAAAACCGCCAGGCGAACCACAACCCACCGACCCCGATCAGCAGCACAACACCACCGACCACCCAGAACAACTTACGCCCCAACACGTTCTGACGCTTGTCCACCACGGACTCCACACCACCCTCACCCGCATAGCTCTTGTACAGCGGAAAAATCTCAGGCCGATAGCGCCGGATAAACGTCCCCGTTCGGGTGCTGGACGTCTGCTTGCCCGTTTCGTACATCTCGACCCGATAGCGCGTAGGCTGGCCGATGCTTTTCAACTTGACCATCCGAAACGACAACTCAACCGCGTTCCGAACCGACCGGTTAAGGTCCGTGATGCTCTGGATCATCATCACCACGTCACAGCTAACACCGGTTCGCTCGTGCACGAAATGGCGGTGCATGCGGAAAAACGAAAAATGCTCCTTCCTGATCTTCTCGCCCTGCGCCCACAGCTTCCACGCCTCATCGACCACCAGCAGATCGCCCGGCATCACAAACCCCGGTATCACCTGCGCCCCGCCCGCTGATTCGACCTCCTGCGGAAAGAACGCATCGGCGTTCAGATCCTCCGTCCGCACATGCACAATCGCCCCCAGCCTGTCAGCCGGGACACCGCGAGTCGTCTCCAGATATTCGTGCACCCGCTCCTCATTCACGCCGTCGATATTGGTCACGACGCGCCGACCCATCGCCACCGCATCCAGCAGCGGCCCCGACACGACCTCATAGCTCTTGCCCGAACCCATCACCCCGCAATACACGCTGATTGCCATCCCCGACCCCTTCAGCCAATCACCGGTATCCGGCGAATAATGAAACGCATCACGTACGCCGACACAATGGCAGGCGCGCCCACACTGAACCCGCACAGATCGAGGAAGTACCAGAGACCGCTACTCACCCCGCCGAATGCACCACTCAACGCCGACGCCGTAGGAAACACCCCCGCCGACTGAAGCACCGCGACAAACTCCGTCGTGATGAAGTACAAAACGAAGTACGCGAACAGCCGACCAATCACCGACCGGACCACGAACGCCAAGCCAACGTTTAACGCCGATACGAGTATCCCGAACATGAGGACTCCTTACGCCGTAAGCACAATAAGAACCGCCGCCACCGCGAAACCAACCTCGAAAGCGACAGTTATCTGAGAGCCGTACTGATCCAGCAGATCGCATTGCGTCGTAAAAGCGTACGTCTGCCCCCAAAGCTCAAAACTCGGCTCAGGACACTCAGACGTATGTGCAGGGACCGCCCACGCCTTCAGATCGGCCATCAACCCGAGGATCGGCGCGAGAATCTGGGCGGCTGTCGGAACCGTCTCCAGCGAAGGCGAACCGATGCCCGGATCCGGACCAAGATTGACCTGCGCACCGCTGCCCGGATCGGTCGCAACCGGCACTGCCGACGCGCCACTAGTCGACGCCGGAGTCGTAACACCGAAAGGCATAGAACCCGCACCCGTCAACGTCCCAGCACCAGCCGTCAGACTGCCGACCGTCGGCGCACTCGTACCCAGCTGCCCCTCCACACCCGCCGCCTCACCCGACGTCACCGGCGCATTAACCGGATAGGGAAGCCCCGCGTAACCCTCCTCCGTCGCTGCCTGAGACCACAACGCATTCGCAGCATCCGCGAACAGATACGAACTCAGGTCATCCGCCAGATCGGACGAAGCAACACCCGCAGCAGCGGACGCCAACGACTCAGTCACCGGAGGCGGAGGCGGCGGTGGCGTATACGCAAGACACCCGGCAGACGCACTAAACTGGCCCGACGAGCAAGTCGAAGTGCTACCAGTCCAAGCTTGAGATAAATAGCCCGGACCAACATTAACACCGGTCGAAACACCATTCGACGCATAGACCGTGCAAGACTGACCAGTGCTAGTCGCGTTAGCACAAACCAAGGTGTCACCCTTAGCGTAGTACCCGCCTTGCGACATAAACGCCTCCTCAACCGCCGAAGCGCTCGACCCGTAATATCCCGCCGCATACCAAAAACCTGCCGCCCCCGGCACCAGCGCCGCATAAGGACTCGCAGAACCCCCACCACCCGAAGACGACGACCCCTGAGAAACAGTCACCGTGCCATTGCTGTTGAGTTGCCACGCAGTCAACGAATCATTACCGAGACTCGTCGGCACAGACATGGCAGTTGCAAACAACGCCAACGGCGCGAGAGCCGCCACCCACGGAACCGCCGCCAACGCCTCGCCCGACGCACTCGCCACCGCGCTTGCCGACGCAACAGCCGCCTGCCCCATTGCAGCTATCGTCGACGCTATCCGAGGATCGGCCGCACTGAACCCGCGCGCAACCGCTGCCGTCGTCACAAGAGCGCCAATCGCCTGACTCATCGACGGAGGCGACGTGGTAGTAGCTGCAAACGCAACCTCACCCGCTCCCGTGCAAACCGCGCCATAGAGCAGCACAGCGACCGCCGAACCAAACACAGAAAGCCGCATCATTAACCCTCCAGACCGCGACAAACCGCCCACGCCGACAGCAGCCCCCAAGCGAACATCACCAGATACCAGGCATCACTCGAACTCACAGACCACCCCGCACGTCCACGAACAAAAAAGGGCGAGCACAAGGCCCGCCCCACCAGCCACAACCCGAGCCGCTTACGCGCTGCGGATCATGCGAAGGACGGTTTTCGCGCCCTTGATCGCGACGTACAGCAGCACCAGCGAACCAGCCACCGCCAGCACCGCCGTGACCGTGGTGGAGAAATCCACCTGGCTGGTCAGCGCCGTATAGTCGACACTGCTGGTCGTGCCGCTCGTCTGAGCGCGCGCAACCACAGGAGCCACCACCGACACCACGCCCACCACGACTGCCGTACCCGCACGCAGCGCCGCACCCTTCACCGACTGAAACAAACCACGCATACACACTCCGAGTAGAAAAATCCGGGGAAAGCGCCCCGTAACGCATTCACGCACGCCGCACAAAATCCACGACCGCGCCAATCCCTCGCGACACCATGTAGAGCGCCACCACCGAGCAGAACGCCGCGCCCCACAACTCGCCGGCCTGCGCGTAATCGAACGCCGGCACGTTCGCCCCGCCCGACAGGTCCAGATGCATAACCGCCAGCGTCCCCGCCGTGCCATCGCTGCCCGTACACGGAACCGCAACGCCGCCGACCGACACCGACACCGACGCCGCCGACGACACACACTGAACAACATCCAGACCCACGCTCATCACCTAGTCCCCCAGCGCCGCCAGCACAACCCGCCGAACCAGACGGCAGAAACCGCAACCGACCGCACAACCAGCCGCCCCCACCGCGAACACCTCTGCATTCAGAAGAAACTCATGCGCGCCGTACAAACACACGCCCATATCAACCTCGTCTAGTCAATGAAACTGCCGCGCGATGAACATCACGGCGACCACGTCGAACGCCCCATCGCAATGGTCACACCCCGCGTGGACCGCCTCATCTGCGTCACCAAACCCACCAGCGTCGCGCAAGCGCGGCGTAAAGCTCACGTCGCCATCGCTCGGACACAGGAACTCACCACTCGATAGTTCCTGCACCACATACACCACGCCCCCGCTCACGATCAGCCCTTGCTGGCCGCGCGCTGAAGCGGTTTCAGCGAATGCATCAACGTTTTCTGAGTCTTGCCGTTCGTGACGATCTCGAATTCCGCTTCGCCCTCAAACGGAAACGGCAGATGCTTGTACTTGTCGAACTCGACCGAGGTGCCGAGCGTGAATTCACCGACCGCGAAGCCCTTCGCCGTACCCTTCGACTCGTCAAGTTGCGTTTCCGTATAGACCTTGGTCGAATCGAACGCTGTCCCGTTGTCCATTTCGCCCTTGCTCGCCTTCATACCCAAGACCTTTACCTGACTCACGAACTTCATAGCAATCCTCATCAAAATAAGTGGCTGGAGAAAAGACCGCTTCCCCCGTCCAGCCATCGTCGGAGGGGTCTAAATCGTTGAATGCTTGTGAAGACGGACGCATATGAACCGGTGTGTCGCAAAGCTCGTAGTCGGGAACCTTGAGCCGCTGCGGCCACTCACCTGATGGGTTCGTAATCGCTTCGAGAAATGCCTCGTCGCCCAGCAGTGGGCGAAGCACACCGGCATACTTGCCATATGACGCACGGATGTTTTTGAGACTTGCCTCGACGTTGATCTCAGCCGCCTTGCGCTTGACCTCAATCACCTGAGGCGTACGCGCCTGTTCGAAGAACCGCAGGCAGGGGTAGGCACCCACGAAATAGCCGGACGGATCGAGCAATACATCAAGCGGAATCACACGCTTGCTGTTACGCACTTCGACTTCGAACCGAACCCACGGAGAGGTCTCGTCTCCTTGCTCCATACCTTTTTCATAAACGCGACACAGCTTGCCGTTCCGGCGCAACCCCACGTATAGGCTACGGCCCTTGCCTACCGGGTTACGCCAGTCACCACGATGCTCATGGCTAGGCGCGCGACCCGAGCAGGAGAACAAGCCATCGTCATACCAGGCATCAGCCTGATCCACGGTGTACTCTCCGTGCATGCAATCATGCGCAAGGTCAACACGTGTGATCGTCGGGCGCTTCGCTACCGTTGTGAAGAAGTCATACAGGCGACCTTCCCAGCCGGGCTTCGCGGCGAGACACCCTTGCCCCGTCAGGTTGACAAGCATCGTCCCACGCTGACTCGAACCACCTATCGCTATATAGCCGTAGCCGTCGCCAAGCTCCCACGCGTTAAGGTAGAAATCGCGCCTACGTTGAAGGTTCGCGGTAACACCGAAACCGAAAATGTCCGTCAATTGCCTACTGGCCTCAAACACGAATGCTTCGTCATCCACCAACTGGATACCAGCCGTCGCAGACCACGTTTCCTCGCCAACCGTAAATCGCAACGTGTCCACCATTGCGACCTGACCTCCCGTGGGGACGCGAACCGCCACGGTCTTGATCTCGCCGGATTCGGTTATCACCATCTGCAACCGTTCCACTGTCGCGAGCGGCGCCCTGACCATTCCCCCCCTGTTAGTCGTGGGGGGGGCATCAACGGCCGCGCCGCCGCGTGCGTCCTCATCCTTGCGGGCGCGCGCGGCGGCGCTACCGTCAGTGATGCCATTAGCACTACTGATCGTGCCATTGAGAAGGGCGTCTTTCAGTTTGGACATGGCTTATGCGAGAACGGAAACCGGAACCAGCGTCAACCGATCCGGCTGACGGCCTTGACGAACCAAAACAGATCGCGCCTTACGGCGAGCTTGCGTAGCACGATGAGCCGCGACCTTCACTGTCGCGACGCGTGTGCCATGAATGGTGTATGCGTGAACCTCGAATGCAAACACAGTTACCCCGTTCGGTTGTTTTCTGTTACCGGCGACTCACCGGTTTACCTTTTTGCCGAAACTGCTAGACTGCGAGAATCCAAAATTACTGGAATCCAATGTTTGTGGATGCTAATCCAAGATTGTTGGATTTACAAGGAGAACAGGATGCGTGTCGCGAAATATTTAGACGAATTGCAACGAGCCTTGAGCGTCAAGACTGACAAGGACGTTGCCGCAAAGATGGGATGGACGCACAGCGTCCCGAGCAACTGGCGCAAAGGCCGGAGCTACATGACCAATCAAACGGCTGGACAAATATCCGCCGTTCTCAACGTGCCAGTGATGCACATCATCGCGGCAGTCGAGGCAGATCGTGAGGAAATGACCGGGCAACGGTCGTTCTGGACTGATTTTTTTCTGAGGACAACGGGAGTTAGCGCGGTCGTCGCGCTCGCCGTTGTCACAAATTTTGTGACGCCCTCTCCCGCACAGGCGCATCAACTCGACGCCTCGCCGGGAAGTTCTTTATCTTATGTCAAATTAAGTCCGCACAGCTCACGCCGGCCGCCGCCTCTTGACGGCTTATTTCGCCGGCGCTGTTCGCCCTCGGTAATTACGATCACCATCGCCGGGCAATCGTCAATGCGGCATCGTCCTGAACCCGACTTCCGTCAGCGTTCCACCAACCTTGCTCTGCGGTCGCCCACCTTTGAACAGAATTTGTGGGCCAAAAAATGGTTCCCGCCTTCGGCTGAACACTTTTCCCTACATTGGCGGGCAATTGAACAAGATTGCCATACCTCTGCAGTCATGTAGCCACAATTGCCCGGTTGTCGGTCCATAGTCGCCATCGGCTAACCACAACTGCATGGCAGAAATCCTGCTATTGCTGGTCGTCGAATGTGCTTAGTCGCAGCGTGTATCGATGTGATCATAGCTGCACAGCCAGACGCGACCCACTGGGCACCTACAGGCGGGCATAAGGTTGCGACAACGCCTTCGAGGACCTGATGAGGTCTGCGAGCATTAACGCGCGCTTATCCGGTTCTGTGTCCCGGCTTGTCATGAAGCAGAGTGCAGCGACAGGGAGACCCGTGCGGTCGCGTATAGGCGCCGCCATGCAGAGTCGAAAGGTATTGGACAGACCCTCCGTGCAACAGTACCCCTGCTCCGCGGCCCGTTCGACATCGGCAAGAAAGTCCTGAAAGTCGACGCTTTTGCCATTGTCGAGGATAAAGTCTTCGTCCGGGATCAAGCTGCGAATTTCCTCCGCCCGCATATGGGCGAGCAGCAGGCGGCCCGAAGCGGTCCACGGAATCGGCACCTTCACGCCGATGTCGGAACTGATATTGAATGGTCGCGAACTGTTCTCCGACAGGACCACGGTGTACTTGTTGCCTTCGAGCATACACAACTGCGCGGTTTCGTCGTGCGTCCGAACGAGCGCAAGGATCGCCTGGTGGGCCCGGCTGATCAGATCGTTATGGACGGCATAGTCGGAGCCGTAATAATGCATCTCTCGGCCGAAAAACACGCTCCCGTCGGCCGTTGTCTCGAGCCATCCGGCTTCGGAGAGCATGGTGACCAGTTCGTAGATACTTGAGCGTGGCGCGCCGGTCGCATCAATCAGTTCGCGCATCGTCATTGGCCGCCGCGCGACATGCAACTGCTTGAGAATGCTGATGACGCGGTCGACTCCCCTAGCCCTCGATGATTCTGGTGCAGACATTCCTTCAACTCCGTCGGCGATAGGGATCACCGTTTATTTTTTGGGTGACGCGAGTTTAGCGCGTAGAGGGCGGTGCTTTGCCACCCCGCGGCCCGGAGAAGCCTGACGCCCTT